GATTCCAAACATGGTAGCACTAAACAATGACCGTAAGAATACAGCGTTCGTTATTGGTGACACACCAATGACACTACCAGCTAACAGCATTTCATATGCTAACTGGGCAAATAACACAAACGGCGACGGTCTCAGCACTGCTGATCCATACCTAGCTGTTTACTATCCACACGCTAAGACAAATGACCTAAGCGGTAACACAATCGTTATGCCAGCAAGTCATATGGCACTACGCACATATGTACGCAGTGACAATGCTTCTTATATGTGGTTTGCACCAGCTGGTGTACGTAGAGGTCTAATCGACAATGCTAGCGATATTGGCTACATTAACGAAAAGACAGGCGGTTTTGTACGCAATGGTATCAACAATGGTAACAGAGACGCACTATACGAAAACAAGATTAACCCATTTACAATTCTACCAGGTGTTGGTCTAGTGACATGGGGTCAGAAGACACGTAACCCAGTTGCAAGTAGTATGGACCGTGTTAACGTTGCAAGACTTGTTAACTACATTAGAACAATCCTTGCAGATGTTGGTAACGCATTCTTGTTTGAGCCAAACGACAAGATTACACGAGACCAGATTAAGAACGTAATCGAAGGTGCAATCAACGATCTAATTGCAAAACGTGGTATTTACGATTACCTAGTTGTGTGTGATGAAACAAACAACACACCAACACGTATTGCAAGAAACGAACTATACGTTGATATTGCGATCGAACCTATGAAGGCAGTTGAATTTATCTATATTCCAATTCGCCTCAAGAACCCAGGTGATATCGCAGCCGGTATCTAATAAAAAAGACAGCTAGGAGACTGACTCTCCTAGCTGTCGATTAAATGCAGGTAAATACTGTATAAGGAGATTTAAAACATGTCAGTTGCAAGTTTAACAAAATTCACAGTTCCATTAGCTACAGACCAAAGCGCAACAAGCCAAGGTCTACTAATGCCAAAACTAAGCTATCGTTTCCGCGCCAGCTTTGATAACTTTGGTGTTAGCCAGCCTAAATCAGAACTAACTAAACAAATTGTAAGTATCGCAAGACCACAGATTGCGTTTAATCCAATCACAATCGATACATACAACTCAAAAGTATACCTACAAGGTAAACCAGAATGGCAAGAAACTTCAGTTACACTACGTGACGATGCAGGCGGTAACGTTGCTCGTTTAGTTGGTGAGCAAGTTCAAAAGCAATACGATTTCTTAGAGCAAGCTAGTGCTTCTAGTGGTATTGACTATAAGTTCCTACTACGCTATGAAGTGTTAGATGGTGGTAACGGTGCTCAAGAACCAGCAGTAATTGAAACATGGGAACTATACGGTTGTATGCTTTCCAACGTTAACTATGGTGAATTAGCCTATGATAACAACGAGCCAATGACAATCCAATTAAGCATTCGTTATGATAATGCTATTCAAGCACCAGTTGGTATTGGTGTTGGTACACTTGTTGGCAGAAACGTTGCGGCGGCAGTTACTGGTTAATAACCAGACGATACTTAATTAATAATAACGATAGCTATCTGCAACATTTCGATCATGTTTATCTAACAATAGCCCGGTATAAAAACCGGGCTATTTTTTTGTGATAAATAGTATTATGAGCATTAACCAATTTTTAAAACAATTAACTACAGGCGATAACGTCAAAGACTATCGACATGCCAGCGAACTATTTGTTTCTGGTAACTATCGCTTGGCTCCTAAGTTAGGCTTTTCCTATCACGTTGCATTTGATTTTAACCCTGCTGTTGGAGTTAAACTTAGTAACACTGAACAGATGGAGCTAGGTATGTTGGTCAAAGAAGTTGCTTTGCCTGCATTCAAAATAAATGCTGAGAAAAAGAATGCATACAATCGCTGGGATTATGTTAATACCAAAATTAACTATGACGATGTTAGAATTATTTTTCACGATGACGGTGCTAACGTAGTTCGTAATTTCTGGTTTGATTACTACAGTTACTTTTTTAGAGATACTGACTACACTCAACCAGTTTATGGAGCAGGTCACAAATATAGTCCACTACGTTCTAAAAACTGGGGTTACACTCCTAGGGATACCAGTGGAATTGGTAGTAACAAATTACAATTCATCAATGCTATTCGAATCTATAGTATGCAACAAAAGAGATTCTCAGAATATACACTAATCAATCCTGTAATTACAGGATTCAATCATGGTCAACATAGATCAGATGCTAGTGAGCCAATGACACATGAAATGACTATAGTGTATGAAACAGTAAAATATGCAGAAGGTTATGTTGTTCCTGGAGAAACAGTTAAAGGTTTTGGAGAACTTCATTATGATAAAACCCCAAGTCCATTAACACCTGCAGGTGGCGGCACAAATAGTATACTTGGTCCTGGTGGAGCATTAGATACAGCAGATAGTGTAGTTAAAGATTTAAGTGAAGGCAATATAGGTAGCGCAATCGTTACAGCCGCTAGAGCTCTTGAAAACTTTAAAGACGGTGATATCAAAGGCGGGCTTTCGGCTATTGCTAGCGCAGAGCTAGGCAGTATAGCAAAAGACATTTTGAGCGGTCAAGATCCATCTAGTAGATTAAATATTCCGGCAGCATCGTCGTTGGGTAAAACAGTAGCACAAGGAATTAGTCAAGTAGGTAGTAGTATTGATAGTGCATTTAAACAAATAGGAGGACTAAGTCCTAATGTCAATAGCAATGGAAATCTTCTAAGCTCTACTCAACAATTTGTTGATGATGCACAAGCCTCACTATCGAATGTACAATTTACGTTACCAGCTGTAAGTACATTTAATAATAATGTAACAGAAGCTAAGAATGCTGAAAACAATATAAGAAATAGTGGAATGTTTACATAATGTCTTATCAAGTACCTACTAATCTAAATCAAGTTAATATAACAGAATCTAATAAGTCAACCGACGGTTTCTTTACAAACTATTTTAATAAGATTTTTGATATCAGCGGTCCTGAGAATGATGCAATCATTTCTCATTTTGAATATTATACAAAAGGCAACAAAGTTGCTGCCAAAGCACTAGCAAGTGCAGTAATGTATACTGCACAAAAGCAAGGTGCAGATCCGATGCAAGTACTAGATGATTTTAAAAAAGTCCCAGTTGGTAATCTCAGTACATATCTTTGTATGTACCTTAATCTAAGTAGAATTGGCACAAGTTTATTAGGAACTAACCAAACTAGTATTAGAAATCAGTATGTTGAACGAAGCATTTTACCATGAGCAAATATGCACAGGGTAAGTACCAAGTCTTAAACCCTGACAAATATGTAGGTAAAAGACAACCAACATATCGTTCAAGTTGGGAACATGTATTCATGCGTTTCTGTGATAACAACCCTAACATACTTAAATGGGCCAGCGAATCAGTACACATCAACTACAAGAACCCTTTTACTGGTAAACAAACTATCTATGTTCCGGACTTTTTAATCTATTATATTGATCGTAACGGCAAACATCAAGCAGATGTTATTGAAGTTAAGCCCAAGAAAGAAACAAGTTTGGAAGAAGCTAAAAGCAGAAGAGACCAAGCATATGCAGTGCTAAACATGGTAAAGTGGGAAGCCGCAAAAGGTTGGTGTAAAAGTAAGGGTTTAAATTTTAAAATAATCACCGAAGAACAAATATTTCACCAAGGAAAAGGTAAATAAACATAGTAGAACTGTATTCAGTTCTCTAATTCCTTTAAATTCCGGAAACATATTAAGGAGAATATTAATTATGACAACCAAGAAAATCCGTTGGGTTCTCGCACATGAGCCAATTGAGCTTTTCATTCGTGCCGCAAAAGTTTTTGAAGCAGAAGTTGCTGAAAAAAGTAATGGCGCATTTGAAATTGAAGTAATGACTCTAGGTGAGTACTCAGAAAAGTATCAAGAAGGTAAGCTAGTTAGTAAACACGATCTAGTAGATCTATTAGACAATCGTGAAATTGAAATGTCACAGACATACACAGTTTCTCTAGGTCAGATCTGCCCAGAATTCCGTGCGCTAGATATGCCATTCCTATTTAAGGATCACGACCACGCTTCACGTGTATTTGAAGGTGAAGTTGGTAAAGGACTACTAAACGGTCTATCCAAGAGCGGTAAAGCTGTTAAAGGTTTAGCTTTCACATATAGTGGCGGCTTCCGTATTGTCCCAGGACAAGAAGCAGTTCGACGTATTGAAGACCTACGTGGTATGAAAGTTCGTACTTCATTCTCACCAGTTGCTATTGACACATTCAAAGCAATGGGTGCAGATGTTGTTCCAATGGAACTAGAAGAGCTAACAGAAAACATCGACAACTCAACAGTTACAGTTGGCGAAAGCACATACCCACGTGTTTATGCACTAGGACAAAACGAAGTGTCCAAAGTTGTTAACCACACAGAGCATAGCTTATTCCTAACAAGCATTCTAATTGCTGAAGGCTTCTGGAATGAACTAAGTGAAACTGAGCAGAATATTGTTTCTGATGCCGCACTAGTTGCCGCACAGTACGAGCGTTCAATCAGTGTAGCTGATGTCGAAAAGACACAAGCTCGTTGTGAAGAAGACAACATCGAAGTTGTGCGTCTAAGTAAAGAAGAGCAAGATCGCTTTGCTAAAGCTACAGCTCATCTTTATGAGAAAGATTATGGCTTCGATAATGCTATCGTTGACGCAATTAAACGTGCATAATTAGCATTTTAACTAAGGAAAAAGGCACCTTAGGGTGCCTTTTTTCATCTATAGTCCTAAGTTACTTAAATACATTGTAAACGGAGGTCTATAATGACAAAAAAGCTAGAAGAATTCTTTAACGTAGATCCAGCAGATGTACACGAAGCAAAAGATCCAGACGTTAAAACAGCCAAGCAAGAAATAGCAGTACACACAGAAACTATTCGAACTGTAGATAATGCTATTGATAAAATCAACGTTGCACTTCCTACAGTTAGAGACCTCGAAGCAAGTGACCAAGAAATGGATGAGCTTGCTAGTTTAGCACAAGAAAAGTTTCAAGACCTGATGGATCTTGGCATGAATGTAGATCCTCGCTTTGCGGGTATGATTTTGCAAACAGCCAATGGATTATTAGGACACGCTATCACAGCTAAAACAGCTAAGATGGACAAAAAGCTAAAGATGGTGCAACTACAGTTACA